AAGAGAGACCCCAATGGTGGAAGTCGCGGACTCATGCAAATCAATGGGTACTGGTGCCGAAAGAATAAGTACAACCCGAGCGGTTGGCTTCAGGCCAAGGGAATCCTCAACAATTGTGAGGACTTATTCAACCCCGAGGTAAATCTTCGTGCGGGGCTGGCGATGTGGAACTACAGCCAAGAGCGCAATAAGTGTGGCTGGAAACCGTGGGCTACGAGGTGCTAGATTGCCAGCAATGGAAGCATCCCCAATCACGGTATTCGGTTCAGCGATTCATCACTTTGGCAATCTGACTCAACAGGTTCTTGATGCGTATGAGGCGAAGTTAGGCAAGAATCTGTCCAGCCTTGATTGCTCCGAGAGGAGACAGGCCGTAGATGAGTTGGATGCAATTGGGTTCTTTACGCTCAAGGGTTCGGCAATGGCCTTTTCCAAGCGTGCCCTCGTGAGCAAGGTGACCGCCTACAAAGACATTCGCGTTTCACTCTGGGCAGAGAAGTAACGCCAATACCTGCATAACAATACGCCCCACGGTATGTATTATTGGAAAGTCGTATTGTCATCCCTTGATGGAAGGGGCTGTTATGTGCTTGCTTTTTTATGTCGCTGGTTGTCTTACCGGTTATTTGGCGTGGCGCATGTCGTCCGCCCCGATGTTATGGGATGCAGAGGATGAAGCCAAGCACTGGAAGAAGCAGTGGCTTGCCCTCAAGAGCGAGATGGACCGAAATTTAGTAGAAGACTGACCATCTCGGGGTTGCATGATTAGTGTTAAAACGCTAACATCGCAATTATGTCTGATGAAATTGAGGAATTTCCGATTAGGCGCACCGATGCTCCTTGGATGAGATTTGCTATTTGTCATGGCAAAACTGACCTATTCTTCCCGAAGGTCGCCGAACGCCCACAAGCACGGGTTCGCCGTGAACGACTTGCGGCAACGCTGTGCCGTGTATGTCCAGTCTCCAGGGAGTGCCGTGAGTACGGCAGAGAGAACCACGAGTATGGTTTCTGGGGTGGAGAAAGTGAAACAGAACGCCATCTAGCAGGCTTTTCTCTACCTGCAGTCATTGGAGTTCGGCGTTTGCCAGAATCTCAAAAGATTTAACCAAAACAGGTTGTCGGTAGCGGGCGGGGGCTGTAATCTCCTTTCAGTGGATTTATCCAAAAGGAGAAAGCAATGTCACACGACCTAGACAGAACAAGAGACGGCAAGATTCGCATGGCTTACGCCGACCACGAAGTCCCGTGGCACCGGCTAGGAACCCCGATGAAGGGTCTCCGCACCGCTGAGGAAATGCTCCGAGCCGCAGAAGCAGACTACACGGTGGTACTCACCCAAGTAGCCGCCCTTGATGAATATGGCAACGTCATCTGGACACAAAACGCACAGGGCGAGGATGTTCCGTTGGTAGTTGAGGACAGCCGTGCCACAGTCCGAGTCAATAATGATGGCACCTTTGATGCCCTCTCCACGGTTGGTACTCGTTATGTCGTTCAGCAGAACTCAGACTGCCTTGGTCGTGCCCTTGACATCGTTGGGGCAAGTAAGGGCGATGCCGTCGTAGATACCTGTGGTGTCCTCAATGGTGGTCGTGAGTTCTTCGCTTCCATTGACCTAGGCGGACTCATCATTGACCCCCGTGGTGTTGGCGACAAGATTGAGCGTTACTTGCTCGTTCGTAATGGACATGATGGCAAGACCCCAATTACGTATGCCAATACTTCCATCCGTGCGGTGTGCAAGAACACGGTAAATGCTGGCATGAGGTCAGCACTACGGGTATTCACCGCCCGTCACACACGCAACCAAGACAACGCCATTGAGCATGCTCAGGAAGTCCTTAACTTCTCAACGGAATGGGCAGAAGACTTCCGAAATACTGCTGAGCGAATGCTGGGCATCCCCATCATGGATAAGTCGGCTCGCCTTGACTCCGTCATCAACTCGGTGTTCCCCAAGAAGAAGGATGAGACTGACCGCCAGAAGCGGAACCGTGAAGAAATCAATGACTTGATTCGCGGTTTGTATCCCTCAGAAAAGAATGCTGGTGGCTACGGCTACAACGGCTGGGCTACTTACAACGCCATTGCGGAGTATCTGGACCACTATCGGGACGCCAAGGCGAGCGAGCGTGCTCAGTCGTCAATGGACCCCAACTCGTGGGTGAACAAGAAGAAGTACGAGGCACAGCAGGCAATCCTTTCCCTAATCTGACGCAAAGTCGTGCGACAATAGAGGCATGCAAGATGCACGACCCGAGCAAAGGATGTGCGATGGAGCCTGAAGACTTTGATTCAGAGATGTCCCGAGGGGAACTCATCAACTTCCTTGGTGAGTTCCTCTCACAGAACTCCAACGCTGACCTCATCTACCGTGACCACCTTTGTTCAATAATTGTCGCAAAGATATTTGACGAGTTCGGGCACGAAGGTCTCTGCACCTTGATGATGGCAATTGACCAGAAGGCAAACTGGATTTCGGACATCATCTTTGAGCAGTCAGATTTTGACAATGCGATGTATTCGCTTCACGGGACGTATGACGGCTCGCTGGTGCAGAAGGCTCGTGACTCTGAGGGAATCATTGAGTTGAACAAGAAGATTTGGCGACTCCGCAAGAAGTACGCCCGTGAAATCGCTAACGAAATCTTCAACGAAGAAGCCGAGATTGACGAACTAGAGAAGGGCGACTGAGTTATGTCTGCTCGTAATGCACCGAAGTGGTTCACGGGAACAGCCGAAGAGCAGCGCAGAAACATCGACTCTCATACTTGGGTTCTCGTTGACCACTGTAGGTTCTTTGGTCTCTCTGGGCCTGTAGACCCTCCTGAATCACTCGTCTGTGCCGAATGTGGCACTCTTGATGGATTTGATAGCCACTGCGACGACAGATTCAAGCCAGACTTCCTGAATAGGTATTGGCTCGATAAATAGCGGAGCCCTCGCCACTGGGGGAAGCGACGAGGGCTCAACGCAAGCGGTCAGGCCATAGGGGGCGAACCCAACCAGACTGAATCGTATCAACTACGAAACAAACAAACAACTACTTATTACGGTGGCGGAAAGCCCTAATCCAGATTCATCATTTTGAGAACAAGGTTCGCCACAGAGTCATTTTCGTCAAAGGTAATCTCACCATCAGTTGCTTTACCAACAACTGACCGCTTTTTCTCAACCAGAGCGTAAATTTCCTCGTCAATAGTCCCGGACGCGAGCATGTAGGTGGATGTAACTGACCCCTTCTGCCCAATACGGTGACAGCGACTGTATGTCTGGTCGACATCGGCTGGTGTCCACGGCAACTCCACAAACAAGACGTTCTGGGCGGCTGTCAGTGTGTGTCCAGTCTTTGCAGCCTGAATGGACAAGACTATGACGGGAGCCTTCTCTACGGGCAATGTTTGGAACTTGTGTTTGGCATCCTCAACAGCCTCTACATCCATTCCGCCCTGAATCTTTAGACCGCCATACTTATTGGCCAGCATGTCCACGATGTCCCGGTGATGAGCCGCAATAACAACTTTCTTGCCATCAGCAATGTGGGCATCCACCCACTCCTCAACGACAGGCATCTTGGCACGAGCCGCAATCTTGCGTAGAACGCTCATTCGGACTAGGTGTTCGTTGGCTTCTGCCTTGAGGCGAGCCATGACCGTGGCCGCCCCAACAGGCAACCCGAGTTCCTCAGCAATCTGCTTCGCCCTCTCAACGAGGTAAGCAACAATGTCCGATTCTGCCTTTTTATACTCCTTCATCACGGCGGGAGCCCCGTCGACAATGACTGCGTCATGCATGACAGGGGGTAGTTCCGTCATTACTTGGTCTTTGGTGCGACGGATATAGCAGGTCGCTCGCAACTTGTCGTTCAGTTCCTCCAAGTTTGAGTTTCCCTCCAAGTGCCATTGACCCCACTTATCTTGGAAGGCATTGCAGTAGCGACGGTAAAAGCCCCACAGACCACCGAACTTCTCCAACTGCCCCATGATGTCCAACTGTGGGGCGTATTCGGCTGGGCGGTTCGTGACTGGTGTGCCCGTCAGGCAGAGAACAACTGCGTCCTTGTTGGACTTGGTCATCTTCTTGGCTGACTTCGTCCGCTGGGCGTCCCGCGATTTGCAGTAGTGGCTCTCGTCAAACACATAGGCGTTGTGATTGCAGAGTTGCTTCTCCCATGCGGTTATGTTGGAGTACCCAACCACAAGAACGTCGTAGGTTCCAAACATCGGAATCTCTTTGCGGTTCGTGATTGTCTCAACGATGAGGTCAGGCAGGAACTTGTTGTATTCCTTCTTCCAGTTGAGAACAAGACTTGGGGGACAAACCACAACAGCCGGATAAACGGGGCTCGTCTCGTCATCGCCGTACTGTGAGTGAATGTACTCAAGTGTTGCCATCGCCTGAATCGTCTTACCGAGTCCCATCTCGTCAGCAATAAACGAACGCCGAGTGTGTGAGGCATAGGAGACACCAGCACGTTGGTACGGAAGCAGTTCTCCGTGGAGGCGAGGAATGGAGATGTCTGCATCAACCGAACGACTTGCCTCACGAATCTCCGTCATTGAGGCAGAGATGCGGTCGGCTTCGGCTTTTACGTAATCAGGTATCGGCTGTCTGAATGTGGTTGCCCACTTAATAACGCTCTCTATCGACGTTAACGGGGCTTTCCATGCCTTGGTCTTGGAATCCCATGTCACGCTTGGAATCTGCTTGACTGACCTGACCATAACTTGGTCATAGCGGAAAGAGAGCATCAGATACTTGCCCTCAATGGATACGCCATCGCCAGGATTCGCATGTGCTGGCAAATCAAAGGCAAGGACTTCGTTGGAGATGTCAAAGTTCCACTTGAGCGCGAGGTCTCGAGCCTGCTTGAGCGTGGAGACAGGAAGCCTCCAGACACGACCAACCTTGTCCCACTTAGCCCCGGGCAGAGCCTTTACCTGTGCTACTTGGTCTTGTTCATAGGGGAAGTCAAGAATAAGGACATCATCAGCCAAATAGAGGATGGACTGCTGAGGCATGTCGGGTGTGCGTGATGGCGAGTTCTTCATGTATCAACCTGCTGAGTCTCTGCTTGCCCCAACCTTGAGGCTCTGTCCAAACCGCCGTGTGGACTCCATGTTCCAAAAGGAGTGCCTGACACCTCGGACACGGTCGCGCAGCCCCGATTTTACCGCTTCTCGTAAGTCGGGCGACATAGATGGTTGCTCCTTCGGGGTCACTGACTCGTCGCAGGGCAACCTCTTCGGCGTGGTACG